TCGAATTTTAAAGTCAAGATTTAAAGGTGAAATTTGGTATGATTTGGTTGACGGTCATTTTCTCTTCCGTCGCGGCGATTATTTTTTTGATTGGACTGGGATTAGATTAGAATATGATTTAAATAAGCCTGAAACAGTAAATAATCTAGTTAAGTGGTCTACCTATAAAAAAATTGACCCATCACATTATGAAAGAATTGTTAGAGATGTAATTGCTTAAGGAGAGAAATATGAGTAAGTTTTTAAATAATATTAATGATTTAGAGGCTTTTCGCGCGGCAGTAAGACAATGTAAGGGAGATGTTATTCTTCGTAGTACTGATGGCACCGAAGAGTTTAATTTAAAAAGTCGTTTATCAGAATTTATCGCTCTTGGTAAATTAGCTGACGCACATGGAGATCAATATGAAATATTTTGTATGAATTATGCTGATGAAGCTATTCTTTTAAAATATTTTTATGATAAAACTCATTAACATATATAAACCCGCGAAAGCGGGTTTATTTTTATATGGAGGTTTTGATATGAAAAATGATGCAACTTTATCTGTCGGTCCTCGATATGTTTTTTTTAATACTTTATATTTAGAAAATCAAACAATTTATCAAAAAGCTTTACAAACTGGTAAACAATTAGTTAATGCCGCAGCTTCACAATTAGTTCCTGAAGTTGCTAATGGAGAAGGATTAGAACGAATTCATAAATATATTGAATCAATTGGTAAAATAGCCCAAAAGGAACGAGAAATAGAATTTGATTTTATAAAAAAATGTAAAGATTTAATAAAAGATAAAAATAATAATTTATTAATTAAAAATCTTAATGATTTTATTAATGAAACAGATATTAAAAAAGGTATATTTAATTATGAAAAATTAATTAATTTAATAAATAGAGTTCTAGAAAAAGATAATGAATTAGGAGAGGTTTGGGAAAATTCTGTAAATAATTTAAGGGTTGTTAGCGAAAATTTTGAAAAATTAAGTGAAGATGTTCAACAAGAATATCGAGAAGCTTTTGAAACTAATTATCGAGCTTTTACTTCTAAAGCTAAAAAAACTTTATTAGAACCACTTGAAAATGGTTTAGAATATAATACTTCAATTACTTCACTATATTCTACAAAAATTAATTCTGCTTTAAGATATTTAAGCCAAAGTAAGACTTTAGAAAATAAAGTAAAAGAAGCTTGGACAGATAATTGGAGTTCAGAATATATTGCTAAAGAACTTTTAGCTATTGTTGTAAAATATGTAACTAATATTCCATTTAATACATTAAAAAAAGAAGAAGGTAAAGAAATTGCAGAACAAATTGAAGATCAATTATTAACATTAAAAGAAAAAATAACGCCACAAGAAATTGAAAATATTGTTAATCTAGTCCAAGAAAGAACAAGACGTTCTATTGAAGAAGTTGCTTTAACTTCTCGAAGAGGAGTTGCAGATATGTTCTTAGCTTTAACAAAAGAAGAACAAGAAAAAATGCAAGAAGTTTATGGCTTTAAAGCAGATTTAGAAAAAATTAGAAAAAAAATCAAAGATAAAGAAATTTTTTCTTCTAAAGAAAAAGAAAAAATAGCTAAAGCTATTACTGCTTCAATTCGAAAAAAAGCAAAAGAAGATTTTGGGGATATAATTGATAGAAAAATTGATGAAGATTATAAAATATTTAAAAAACGAATTATTTCAGAAATAAGTAAACGTAATTCAGATTTTTTTAAAAAAAGAAGTCTTGAAAAAAATTTACAAAATTGTATTAAAGTAAAAATTACTGGTCCTTCCGCAGCAGAATATTATGCTTCTGATAAATTTTTAAATCAATTAAATGCTGCTTTAACTGTTCCTGGTAAACAAATTTTATTAAAAACTGACGCTTCCGCAACAATTTTTTTAGATGAAAATATAGAATTTGAATTACCAGAAAATAAAGAAACTGTAATAAGTATTATTAATAATTTTAGTAAAAATTTTCTAGAAACATATAATGAAAATAGTCAAGGTAAAATTGATATTTCAAAAGCAGAAGAAGCCTATAAAAATACTATGAGAAATTTAATTAAACAAGTTGATGATTATGCTAAAGAACATCAATTAACAATTGAAGAACATCAAAAAATGTTAGAAGCTTTAAAAAATTTTTTAACGACAAATATATCAGTTAAAGATTATACTTATGGTTCTAATCAATTAGGTTTCCATGGAGGTTCTCTTGGTTTTAATGGAGAGAAAGTAATTGAAAATATTGAAAAAATGTATAATTTAGGAGGAATTACAAATATAGATAAAAATTTATTATATTTTGCTTTAATTAACTGTTCTGAAGCAGCCCTAGGTGCAGATTTAAAAGATGATTTAGCTACTTTTTTATTAGGCGGAGCGGCATTAATGTTGTTTGATGATGGTTTTGCTGCGACTGAAAATTTTCTATCTTCTATGATTTCAGAATTTGGTTTTGCCCCTAAAGCTATGCATGTATTTGCTTTGCAAACCGGTTTTGTTCCAGCTTCTTATGTTTATACTCAAATTTATTCAAATTTAATTGCAGCTTATGGAGATATTTCTTCAGAATATTATACTTTAGGAAATGGAGAATCTGTAAATAATAACCGAGTAGTTATTACTAATAATATATCTCCAAAAGACATTCCTACAGATTACCATAAACATGATGAAGAAGGCAATGATCAAACAAGTTACGCTCAACCTCAAGCTCGTTGGGATTATATATCTAATTTAGCAAATAGTTCTGTAAATGTAGAAATTATTTTTATGGCTGGATTATTAGATCTTTTTGAGAAAATTCCGAAAGCTTTTGATGTATAAAATAGTTTAATAGAAAAATAATTTAATAATACCACTTTAATAATAGAGAAGTATTTTCTCTATTTTATTGAGGAGGTATAGGCCAATGCAGCAAATTGTAGAATGGATAGGTAAAAATTTATGGACAATAGTAATTGTTGTCTCTATTTTTATTCAAATTACGCCTATCAAAGTTAATCCCTGGTCTGCCCTTTTCAAATGGATTGGCAAAACTATAACAGGAAACGCTTGTAGTAAAATTGACGGTCTAATAGAAAAAGTTGAAAAAATTGAAAAAGATGTTAAAACTAATGAAAAAGACCGTATACGTTGGGAGATTCTAGATTTCGCCAATTCATGCCGCAATGATCGTAAGCATACGAGAGATGAATTCCAACATATAGTTGCTTTAAATGATAAATATAAGCGATTATTACAAGAAACAAATGATACTAATGGAGTTTTTGAAGTTGAATATAATTATATTCAAGATTTGTATGCTGAACGATTAGAAAAAAATGATTTTCTATAAGGAAGGTGAATATTATGGTCTTTACTAAACAATGGTTTAAAGCCGCAGGTATTCGTGCAATAAAAACTATTGCTCAGACTGCTATTGCAACTATCGGCTCTAGCGCCGCATTAGGTGATGTAAATTGGACTATGGTAGCTTCCGCTTCTGCGTTAGCGGGCATTTTAAGCCTTCTAACTAGTGTTGCGGGCTTACCAGAAGTAAAAGAAAAGGAAGAAGCTTAAAGCTTCTTCCTTGACTTTTTTTATTTTTTATAGTATAATATTTTTAAAGAATATAAGGAGGACAATATTTTGGAAAAACATAGTAAAGAACGAGTAATTAATTTAGAAGTTTATACAGATGGTTCTTTAAAGAAAACAGGCGCACAATCTACTTTTGGAGGTTGGGCTTATATTGTTACTCAAGATGGCAAGGAATTATATTTTGCTTCAGGAAATGAACCAAACACTACAAATCAAAGAATGGAATTAATTGCTATTAAAGAAGCTTTGAACTATGTAAAAACTGTCCGCCGCAATTCAGAAAAAGTTATTATATATAGCGATTCTGCTTATGCGATCAATTGTTATCTACAAGAATGGTATGTAAACTGGCAAGCAAATGGCTGGCGAAACGCTAATAAAAAAGAAGTTGCCAATCAGGATTTATGGCGAGAAATTATTCCATTTTTTGATAATTTTTGGTATGATTTTAGAAAAGTAGAAGGACATGCGGGGAATTACTGGAATGAAGAATGTGATAAACTCGCTCAAAATGAAGCCGATAAATTAAAGAAAACTTGGCGAGGTAATAAAAATTATGATAATGGATAATAGTATTTATGAAGTAACTCGTGGTGAATATAAAGGATTTGTAGAACAAATTAAGCCCGAATATAGACGAGTTGAAGTTGTTGAAATAGATAAGACTCATACCGCGGCAAAAATTTTCAGTACTAATACTGGAAAATGTTTATGTAGTAGATTAACTTATTCTGCTGATTACGGTACACCAGAGCCAGAAAAATATTATGTGTTTGAAATGCCAGAAGATTATGAGCGGCAAGCTCCTATCCCAAAACAACAATTAGTTTTAAAAACCAAAGAAGAAGTTCAAGCTTTCTTTGATTTTTTAGCAAAAAAGATGAAAGAGGAGAACAATAAAAATGATTGAACTTTTTACAAATATTCCAAAAGAAGTAAAAGAACAGACTGAAGCTGTTGCTAATTTTATTTTTTCAAATTTTGAACCAGAAGCTGGCTTAAAATTTATTCAAAGTTATATTTCTTCTTGCGAAGAAGAAGATGAACGAGATTTTGTTCGCTTTTATTTTAATACTCGTTTAGAGCAACTTTTAGAAGAAGGAGAATCTAATGAATACTGATTTATTCAATATGGAACCAATGCGCTATTGGGCTCCAACTTCGTCTATGTCTTCAGAAACAAAGCGCCAACATTTAGAGCAAATGGCCAATAGTGGAGAATATATTTGGAGTCAAAAATATGATGGCAATTGGTCTCGGGCAGTTATTACTCCAAATCATAAGGTTTTACAAACTCGCGGAATAAGTAAGAAAACTGGTACTTATGGAGAAATTCAAAATAAAGTTTTCTTTTGGGAAGATATTGCGCAAGCATTTGAAAATAATACTGTTATTCTTGGTGAAGTATATTTGCCTGGTGGTATAGATAAAGATGTTGGAAGTATTCTCCGTTGTTTAGATCCTAAAGCTCAAGCTCGTCAAAAGGATAAAAAGCTTGAATGGCGAATTTTTGATATTTTATATTTAGACGGATTGAATTTAATGAATACTCCTGTAGAACAACGTATAGAATATATTCCAGAAGTTGTAAAGCGAATTAATAATCCATTAGTTTCTGGTATTGAATATCATGAAATGAACGAACATTTTTTCGATGATTTAAACGAAATTTTTTCTAACGGTGGAGAAGGAGCTGTTTGTTATCGTCGTTCTTCTATTTATGTACCTGGGAAGCGTGGCCCTTCGGCTTGGGAAACATGCAAGGTTAAACAAGAAATTTCCGCAGATATTGATTGTTTTATTACTGGAATAGAACCTGCCGCGCGCGATTACACTGGTAAAGATATTCAAACTTGGAATCTTTGGGAAGATGAGCGCAGCGGCGAAAAGTTTAATGACCAATTATACGGAGATTATCGTATGGGTCGCACAATTCGACCAATTTCTAAGGGATATTATTTTGGATGGCCCGGAGCAATTTATACAAGTGTTTATGATAATAATGGGAATATTATTCCACTTTGTAAAGTTGCTGGTCTTACTGAAGATTTTAAAACTGAATTAAGAGATAATTTTGACGAATGGAATAAGTGTCCTCTAACGATTGGAGGAATGATGGTTTCAACCGCTCAGGCTGAAAGTGATGGAACCGGCATCTCAATTCGCCACCCTTATATAAAGAGTATTAGGAAGAATGATATTGATCCTAAAGATTG